AGCATATAACACAGTTAAAGAAATGCAAGATATGCAACAGTTCTCTTATGGGTTTCAAGTAATGAAATCATCAAAAGGAACTCATATTGATGCTAAAGGAGAGGAAGTTCCTGTAAGAGTATTAGAAGATGTTAAAGTATGGGAGGTTTCTCCTGTGCTAGTAGGTGCTCAACAGAACAGTTTTGTTCAAGCACTTAAATCAGGTTTAGAGCCTGTAGATGAGGAAATCAAAGCAGAGATGCAGGTTGAATCTACAGAGCCAGAAGTTTCAAGTGAAACTGATGCAAGTATCAGTAAATCATCCCAACAGGGCATGAGGCTTGGAGAACAAGCTGTAACTTCTCTTGAGGAGTTAAAGGCATTTACAGAGAGAATAGAAGATCTTGCTCTTCTTAGAAACTCTGAAAAAAAGACATTAAGCTCAAAATCTACAGAGATGATACAAACATATTTGGCAGGATTGAATTCACTTTATATTAAGTTGGATGATGTCTTGGCAGAATATGGTTATGATGCTGTTAAAGATGATGAGCTATTCATTGAAGTTCAAAAGAACTTAATGAACAATAATTAATAGGAGAAATATATAATGGCAACATTAAAAGATATGAGAGCTGCAAAAGCTCAAAAATCAGAAGAACTTGCTAAGATATTTGATTCTGTAAAAGATATGTCAGAACTTTCTTCAGATCAAAAAGAAGAAATTAAAAAGAGAAATGATGAGTTAGCAGAACTTGGCTCAAAGATTAATGAATTAACTGATCTTGAGGGTGTTAAAGATGCTAATAAAGAAGAATTAAAAAATTCTCAAAAAGTTTCTGGAATGCCTGTTTATGGTGAGCCAGAAATTGAAGCTCCTCAAACTCTTGGTGCTGAATTTTTACAATCAGATGCTTATAAGTCTTTTGTTGATGGTGGAATTAAAAACATTCCATTCCAATCAGATAAAGCTCCATTTGAGCAAAAAAACACAGTAACAACTTCTGTATGGACTAGAGATACAATTTATCAATTAGTAGCTCCTCCTGCAGAGCCAGATCCAAATCCTGTTTTGAATCTTATTGATACAATCAATACAGATCAAACAACTTATTACTTCTTAGCAGAAACTGCAACAAACAATGCTGCAGAAACAGCTGAGGGATCTGCTGCTCCAGAAGATGCTTTCACTTATTCAGCAGTTACAGAGCCTGTAAGAAAATTCATTACAACTCTTCCAATAACTGCAGAATTGCTTGAAGATCAAGCAGGTGCAAAAGCATATTTTGATGGAAGATTAGCTAACCATGTCATGCAAAAACTTGAAAAACAAGTTCTTGGTGGATCAGGTGTTAGCCCTGACATTGAGGGAATAGTTCAAAGAAGTGGTATTAATTCAATCACTTACTCAGCAGGTGCTTATCCTGCATCTGTAGGTGGTAAATTAAGAACAATTCTTGAGGGTATCAAAGATGTAGAATCAAATGGACAAATGAGCCCAGATGCTATTGTTATGAGCCCTGCTGCTTATGAAGCATTAGCAGGTCAAGTAGATGGTAATGAAAACTTTATGCTTGGTGCTTCTGCACAAGCAGGAAGCCCAACAATTTGGGGATTACCTGTTGTTAAATCAACACAAATAGGATCTGCTGTTGGTCTTGATACTGATGTTCTTATTGGAAAATTTGGTGGAGGACTTGCTGTAAATCATGTATTCAGAAGAGGAATGGAATTACAAATTTCAGATTCAGCTGCTGATGGTGATTTTGGCAAAGACATTCTAACAATTAAAGCATCTTTAAGATATGCTTTAGCTGTATATAGAATTGCATCTTTCACAAGAATTCTAGATATAGAATAAAATATTAAATGAAAAAGCAGAGCCATTCTTTTGTTATGACAACTGAAGTAATGAGCTCTGCTTTTCATGAAGAGGAGAACAATATGGAAAAAATAACAGATCCAAAAGATACAGTCTGGAAATGTAATAAAACACATAAATATGCTAAAGGAGAAAAATCTCCATTTAGTTCTGCTGTTTTAGTAGCAAAAGTTGGAGATCCTGTTCCTAATGTAGAATTGGAAAAGCCAAAAAAGAAAGCAGTTAAAAAAGTAGAAAACAAAGCTGTAAAGCCATCAGAGGATAAGTAATTAACTTATGCCTGTTGCAATTCACACTTATGTTGAGGTTAATGAACTTAAGGGATGGTTAGGTATTAGTGGATCAGCACAAGATACTAACTTAACTTATGCATTAGAAGCTGCTACAAACTTAATTGATGAGTTTTGTGGCAGAGTTTTTTATGTAGAAAAAGACTCTGGTGTAGATGTTTTGCAAACAAGATATTATGATTGTGAATTTCAAGACTTTATAGAAGTAGATGATATATCAACAACTACAGGATTAGTTGTTAAAACACTTAATGCAGATGGAACTGATGATCAGACTTTAGTTAGAGATACTGATTATTATTTAGCTCCTTATAATGCAGATAAGTTACAACCTAGAATGCCTTTTGATAAAATCTATATGGCTATAGAGAATGGTGGTAAAGTTTTACCAACAAATCACAGGAGAGGATTAGCTGTAACAGCCTATTTTGGCTTTCCAATTCAAAGTGGTAATAATCATCAACCTGCTGCTGTAACACAGGCATGTTTAATTCAAGCAGCTAGATTTTGG